GAAAAGTGATGTGGTGGATCTTGCCTGTTTATAATCTAATTTGCGTTTTCATTCTCGTTTTGTTATTCAGTTATTGGGGTGCGCGGTGAGGTGGATTCGGAATATGTCCTGGTTTAAGCGCAGGCGTTTGAAGCGGTTATTGAAGATTCAGATTCGTTTGATTGAGATATATCGGGAAACTGGTTGCTTTGATAACGAGTTGAGGAGTATGGAACATAACATTAAGATAGAAATCGATCGGTTAAGGAAAGATCTTCGGTATCGGGGGCATGATGTTTAAGTACGCCAAGGGCAAGGGTTTTAGTGGCACGGAGGATCATCGTTTGGACAAGATAGATCAGGGGGACGTGTTTGACATGCTGGTGGATCGTTTGGACGAGGAGTTGGGTAAGGACTTATACCCGGATACCAAGACTTTGAAAAGGGCGGCGGCCGCGGTGCGTTTGCACCAGATCACAATGGGATATCGCGCGGCTTTATGTGCGCATGATTTAAAGCAACTGGAATATTGGGGGGGCAAGATCGAGGAATTTTGCGTATCCAAACCGAGTGGGATACCCGAGAGTGTCGGCAAAGGTATAGACATGCTCATGGAGATAGTTGCTCAGCAGTTGGGTGAGAGGCGTCGGCAGGAGATTACAGGAGGAGAATAATGGCAACTATTGATGAAGGAATAATTTAATGGGGTCGGGGGCGGTCGGGAATCGCAATCCGAAAGGATATGAAGCAGGTTCGACTCCTGTCTTGGACTCCACCAAAAGAGCGAGGATAGCGGGACTCATTGAGGACTACGAGAAAAAGTATAAACGTGGGAACGTACGGGTGAAAATTCACTTGGACGGCACCTATGAGGTGCAGATACGGAACACTTATATCCCGATTATTGAACCGCGTTTTCCGGTTCAGTTCAATAACCAATGGTCTATAAGGATGAAGTTTAAACCAGAGGATGAATATGTTTAGATACGAATGTGACGGCTGCGACGAAATCATTTACAGCGAACCGCCTATTACCCTAACCGGCTACGGCCCCGAATGGATAACCCATTTCCATTCCCGTTCATGTTTTGAACGCTGGATAGGGCCTCAACTGTACTCGAAAGGTGAGGGTGATAACGTCAAGCCGCCCAAGATCCCATGTGTGCCTCTGAGTCAGCAATGAGAAGCATATTACTCAAGGTTTGGTTTATAATAAATGCCTTTGTGCTTTTAGGAATTGCGATAGAGCAGAACTACACATCTTATGAGCATGAATGCGTTTTGAACTTGTTGTACGAGAGAATATTTAATGAAAAACCTATTGCTTAATATCTGGTTCTTACTGAATGTGCCGATGGTGCTGGCCGTGGCGATTTGGAAAGGATCTTCTTCGACGGAACTGGACAGCGCACTTGGCAAGTTGTGTGACGAAGTTTGGAGGAAAACCTATCGAAGCAGCAGTTAAGAAATCAAGGGCCGATAAAGTCCAGTTAATAAATGGAACCGGTTTTCCCCTTCCATCGGTTGTCGAGTTCAACATATGGGGTGACTGCAACCGTGCCTGCTCGTTTTGTCCCGTATCCACCAAGTATTATGACAGGCGCCCGGGTGGCATGGACTTCAACCTGTACGCGCAAATCATATACGAACTCATGCACCTGAAATTTAACGGCATGATATTGTTCTCTGCATTTTCCGAGCCGCTCTTGAACCCCACTATAGTTCAGTTCGTAAGACTCGCCAGAAACTTCCTGCCCTGCCACATCGAGATAAACACCAACGGGGATGCCATCAGGAAATGCCCGGATATACTGCATAACCTGTTCAAGTCCGGCCTGAATACCGTATCTATAAGTCTATACAGTAACCGTAACGGGCCAAAAGGAGGATTTGACGATCTGATAGAAATGTATTCGCCGGATGAAATAAAAATACGCCGGCGGTATTATTCCGAAATGGAAAAGGATTTCGGTACGATACTGTCCAACCGCGGGGGCATATTCTTTTCAGATAAGCGTTTGCCCCTGAATCGCCAATGTTTCTACCCGTTTTATCAAATCACGATCGACATGGACGGGGACATGCTGTTGTGTCCTCACGACTGGCGCAAGATGCACGTAGTGGGCAACCTGAAAATGTCCACATTGCGGGAATTATGGACCGGGTCGGAAATGGAACTTACGCGGGCGTTATTGGCGGATAAGAAAAGAGATTTCGAGCCGTGCGTGTTGTGCGACGTGGACGGCACGCTCATGGGCGAGGGGCATTATAACAGGTGGATGGGTGGAGATTGAACCATGAAAACCGCACTCATAACAGGCGCATCGGGCGGCATCGGGTTGGCAACCACACATCTGTTTCTCGAGCATGGGTACAGGGTGCTAGCGCATTATAACTCATCTCAAAACCAGTTGCCACTCGAATCGGATACATTAATTCATTTAGAATCTAATTTTGCCAATAACATGAACCCGGACTATTTCTTTCGGTGGGCAATAAAGCATTTTGGGATAATAGACGTGCTGGTAAACAGTGCTGGAACACATTGTTTAAATTACGATTATGTCATGGACATGAATCTTCGCGTACCGTTTATTTTGTCCAAGATTGCCATGACTCACATGAAAGAACACGGGGCCGGGTCGATTATAAACATATCGTCTATCGGGGTTAAATACGGTGGCAACCCGGAATTTGTTGTTTACACCATGAGTAAGGCGGCTCTCGAGGCCATGACGATTTGCCTCGCCAAGGAAGGCGCGCCCAATGTAAGGGTGAATGCGATCAGGGCAGGTATTACCAATACGAACTTTAAGTTTCATGACGAAAAACGAATTTATATGGTGCCCATGAAGCGCATGGCGGACCCAAAAGAAATTGCCGAAGCCATTTATTTTCTCGCATCGGACAAGGCTTCTTATATCACCGGGTCTATCCTAACCGTGGCGGGAGGGGAATAAAACCAAATTGTGTTAAAATGACAAATTACCAAGAAAAATTTTATAAAGAATTACATTATACTTTTATAACCTTTTGCGTTATATTTTTTGCAATAGTCTCAATTTTTGCGCTTTCACATATGTTAACAGTTATAGATTGGGAATATTCGATAGAAAGCGGTTGGACATGGGGAACTGAAGAAGAATGGATAAAATTACAAGCCGATTATAATGGAAAGTATGGAAAGAATGGATGGCGAGGTAGTTTTATTCCGAGAAGTAGGGCTGATGGGAATGATTGTATCGAAACTTTTGTTCCCGAAAGAATTACACTTTTTAGAGCTATGTATCTTAATTACGATCAATGGTCACTTAAAACGATTATGATAGGTTCTGATAGATATATGGGGTAAACAAAACCGTGGCGGGAGGGGAATAACGGATACCAAAGACAAGGTTAGCGAACTCTTAACATGCGGGTCGGACTTCTCGTATTGGTTGGCTAACTACGCGTATATCGAGGATAAGGTGCAGGGCGGGGCGATTAAGTTCAAGCTGTGGCCGAGCCAGTTACGCATCCTGCCCCTGTTCCTGTCCGCGGTCTATATATTCATCCTGAAAGCCAGACAGTTAGGTTTAACCTGGCTTACGGCTGCATACTGCCTGTGGTGCGCAATCTTTAACCAGAATTACGAGGTGGTGGTAATATCGGCTAACGAGATGCTGGCAATTAAGTTCCTGGACCGCGTGAAGTTCATATTCGATAAATTACCCGACTGGATGAAACCGCATGTGTATAAACGTACCACACAGCTCATGCACTTCGGGATCGAAGAGAAAGACACCAAAGGCAATATGCTTATAAACGGTCTAAACAGTATTATCCAGAGCTTAACCACAACTCCCAAGGGCGCGCAGTCCATGACGGTTAATCTGTTAGTTTTGGACGAAGCTGCTCTGATAGAAAACATCAAGTCCATCTGGCGCTCATCCAAACCCGGGGTGGACTCCGCACAAGGCAGAATCATTGTTATATCGAACGCCATCAAGGACGGTATCGGTTGGCCCTGGTTCCGGCAGAACTTTACCAAAGCGGTCAGAGGATTGGCTGGAAAGATCCAATACTTGTTCATGTCCTGGATGGATCACCCTAATCGAGGCCCGGACTTCATCACGCAGCAAAAACTCGAGGGCATGGATGACGACGATATATCCATGCACTATCCGGCAACCGTGGATGAAGCCATAGAGGCCCTGACAGGATCGTATTTCGGCAAGGTGCTGATACGTCATAAGGACTTTAAGCAGGGGAAACGTGGGTATCTGGAATACAATGACGAAGGCGGTATGAGGTTTGTCGAGAAAAACAATGGGTTAATGGAGGTTTGGGAAGAACCGGATGGTGAGGGTTGGCGCAACCGTTATTGTATATTCTCGGATGTGGCCGAAGGACTCGGCCTGTCAGAATCGGTTGCTTACATATTCGACCGGGCGGAAAACAGGTTTATCGTTAAGTCTTCCAGCAGCAAAATAGACGCTGACCTGTGGGCACTGGAACTCATTATGCTGGCCCATTGGTGCGGGGATACACCCATGATAGCGCCTGAACGAAGCGGTGCGGGTCAGTCTACCATATTCAGACTAAGACGCGAAAAATACCCGCGTATATACCGTGACCGCAAGGAAGACCGTACGAAAAAGCGCGTGGGGTCTAATTACGGGTGGACGGAATCCAGAGATAATAAGCGTCTGTTGTCAAATGCGCTCCGGGCGTACCTGCGGGACAGTAAAGAGTCCGTACCGGATGGGCAGTTAATCGACCAATGTTCGACATATATCCGTCACCCAGACGGGCATTTAGGCAAGGAAGACGAGACGAAAAAAGATGATTGCGTGATTGCCGCCGGGGGGTGTATGATATTGCACAGCACGTTACCGGACGCTGAGCAACTTTGGGATACAAAAGATAGGTACATAATAACAGCCATCGGCAGGAACATCACCCGAATGCCCTGGGGATCGACAGGTTCGACCAGAGATCCCTGGGTGGAATAAAGGAGAAACCCATAATGACGAAAAATTTTATATTAATTCTTTGTTGTTTATTTTTGGCTTCTTGTACCATTTCGAGCACCAGGTGGCATGAAACTGAATATCAAACAAAAAGTGGTATCCCTGTAGTGATAAAGACTACAACCACATTAAAATTTGGTTTTGGCGTAGACAAAGAGGAAAAATCAGAATTTGTAGATATTTATACCGAAAAATTCTATGAACAAGGAGATTAAAATGAAGAAGGAAAAACCAGTATTGAAATTAAAAGGCGGACTTATCTTAACCGGGAAAGAAAATATGCCGCGTCCGGGCAAGGCGACTTTTCGCATTCAAGGCATGGCGGATGGTGCCGGCAAAATCCTCATGGAACGCGAATTATCCATACGTTCCGATATGTTACCTGAGGTCTTGACAAGCAAGCATATTTATGGTACGGTCGAGGTTACTTTTTTTGAAACAGTCCCGAACAATACCGTATATGAAGCTGCCGTGGCTGCCGAAGCCTCACGCCGAACCCGCATCCCTAAATCGACCAAGAAAAAAGCTCGTGCCAATTAGCACCGACGAACTAGGTTATAAAGCCTACGTCCTGAACGAATGGATCGAGGATGTGAATAACTGGGTGATTCATTTGGATGGCAAAGACTATACGCGTTATGATCCTAAAGAAGTGGCACGCATGAAGATGGACAGGTTCATGTACGAAAACCTGGTGGCTATCGGGCGGGTCGTATTCAAAGGATTTGGCAAGATTTACAAGGAGTTAATGATAACGTCCGATAAATACAAGTTGAGCGAAATACCCGGCGAGTTAATTGCTAAGGTGCTGACTGCGTTTTTCTCCCCACCGGATCAGGACGGCATGACACCCCGGACAGCGGTTGCGTTCGGCAACCATATAATCTGGGAAGCCAAGTGGTGGCCTCCGGGCGATTACGTTAAGCAATTGGTCGAGAAGCGTAACTTCATGACTCTGCCTGAGTTTCAGGTATGGGCGCACATTATTGACGACAAGTTCCACGAAGTCGGGGGCGGCAATAACGTCCCGAATTACATCACGCACAAACCATTTTCACAGGTACCGAAAGGAGATTAATCATGCCGTGTGGCAGCAAAGGTAAAGGAAAAGGCAAGGGTAAGGGTAAAGGGAAGGGTAAATAAATGCCTGAAAACGAAACATTAGAACTAATTTACCAACGGTTCGATAAAGCCAAAGACGCCCAGGCACGCAAGAGCTTCGAGACCGATATGGAAATATCCAAGCGGGCGTTCAAGGGCCATCCGTTCAGCGACACGCAAGAAACCAGTATGAAAGACTCCGGCTTGCCGGTTGTCAAGGTATCCCGCGGTACAACCAACGCCCTTCGGTTTGCATCCATCCTGACAGCCTCTCGACCGGAACTAAAAGCGGTTGCGAAAGGGCGCGGGGACGGTGGCGTGGCGACCCTTATAAGCAGGGCGTACCAGAAAGTATGGGAGCAGAACCGGGCGGGCAAGATTAACTTCCGCGTGGTGTTAGCGCTTGTGCGGGAAGGTCTGAGCCATTTCAATGTGAAGACCGAACGGTACGGGTTGGCCGGGGACGTGCGTATCAAGATATCCAAGCTGGACGCCAAGAAAGTTGTTTACGACCCTGAAACGTCCGAGGACAACCTGGAAGACTGGCGCTATCGCATAGTTTACCGAGCCATATCCAAGGAAGAGGCGAAAGACTTATACAAACTGACAGATGAAGAACTTTATTACGAAACTGTCGTTAAACCGGAAGATGATGATAGCGCGGGCGACCATGATAGCAAACATGGCGGAAGTTATGATGATGCCCCGGGTGGGCAGAAGAAAGAAACTAAGCGTATCGTGTGGGAGCTGGAATATTGGGCAAAGCGCAAATATAAGGTAAAATACCTGCTTGATATGGACACGCTTCAATCCATACCGCTTGCGTCCGAACCCACCAAAGCGGAAAAGGAAGCGCTGCTTCAGTCCGACCGTTACAAGGAAATCACGGTAATCGAGTGCGACCTGAAATACTGTCTGGTATGCGGGAAGAAAATCGTGGTTGATGTGAACAATCCGCACGGCAAAGACCAGTTATCCGAGCCTGTAGATCCTATTGTGGATGTGGTGAACATACCCATCGGGGAAACGTACCCGCGCGGCAATATGTTCTTTGCGGACGGCCCCCTGCAGGAGATATCAAAGCGCCGTGCCCAGTCAATCGCGGTGGTGTCGGCCACACTTGGCAGCCCCATTCTTGTGAAAAAGGGTTCTGGTGTGGATTTACAAGCGTGGCGTAAGAACCTCTCTAGGCCACGTGAAATCCTTGAAGCTGATTGGGATGACCCCGGTGACAAACCCAGTACGATCTATCAGAACATCCCGGATATGTCACGTATATTCATGCTGGAAGATCGTGCACACAGGGACCTGGACGATGTGTTCAACCTGTCCCCGGTTTTAAAGGGAGAGGCCGAAACAGGGCGCATGTCCGGCAGACTGGCGTCCATGTTGCGCGAGTTCGGCATGGAAGGTAACTCGTACCTGCTGGCATCTATGGAAGAAGCCTTCCGGCGCCTGGGTGTGTGCATAGTCGTAATGGCTCTTAATGAATGGCCGTTTCATTATTGGCAACGCTTGGTCGAAGATGAGGATATGGACGAGCAGGGCAAGCCATTACCCAGTATCGTAACCGCATTGAAAAAACTGGAAGCCAAGGACGTGTCTATCATAGATTACGATATTGGGATACGTTCAGGCTCTTCGCTGCCTTCGAGCAGGATGGCTCGCCTGGATTTCGCAGTTGAACTCTCACGCGAACCTGTCCATCCGGATGCTGTGTATGATGTGGAAGCGGTTCTGGCGTATATAGACGATCCGCAGGCAGAGGGCGTTTTAAGGCGCAGGGGTAAATTGAAACAAGCCATGAACCAGATGCAGCAGATGGGTGGTGAGATGGAGAACATGGCGAAACAACTTGACAGCATGACCGCTGATATGCAACAGAAAGATGAAGAGCTTGACAAAATTAAGATTCAGCACGTGGAGGATATGGGCAAGCAGAAATGGCGTTACGAAATCACACTTGAAAAACTAAATCTACGGTTAGCGGCCATGAGGGAAAAGAAACAGCAGGCGAAGTCGAAATGAACGAAGACACGCGGATATGGGTAAGGATTTTGGAACGCACAGCTAACTTCTTTGCGTCGCTTTTAAAGAAATGGAGGGAAGGCAAAATAGAAGATATATAACACCTGATACCTCCATCTGAACGTATCAGGAAAGCCAGAAACGCTAAAGCCTCTCTGGAATCGAAATTTGATTCTGGGAGGCTTTTTTTATTAACCGGCGACCGTCCGCCGATAACAGACGAGGTGAAGAATGGCAGAGGAAAACATAGCACTCGAAACAGACGAAGACCGGGACTTAACTCCCGAACAGGAAGCGGAGATGTTAGGGGAGGAACTGGAACCTTCGAAGACCCCCGACGAGGAATCCGCTGACAAAGAAACCGACACAGACACGGCTAAACCGGATGAGACCGTGCTAAAACCAAAAGAATCCGAGACCGAACCACCGGCACAGTTCACGCAAGAACAAGTTGAGGCCATGATTCAAGATCGCCTTACGCGTAATCAGCGGGAACTACAGGAATCAAACCAGCAACTACAGGAACGATTAGCAGCTCTGGAAAAGGACAGCACGAGCACGCAGTCTGAAGCGCAGGATTTGGGCACGCTATTTGGCGACCCGAAGTGGGCCGGATGGACACTGGAAGCCCTGAAAGAACAAGGTCATGAGGAACATTATCATTTGGCACTTGGCAGATTAGGGGCGTTACAGGAAAGCACGAAATGGAAGTCCGAGCAGGAAAACCGCCGGCAACAGGAGGCGATGGAAAAAGCGTTTCAGGAGGATATGAATGCGATTAAAGAAGTCGAGCCGACCTATTTTGATGCAGTCACTGGGAAGCCAAACGAGACCTTTAAGGTCTTGACCGATTGGGCGGAGAAGAATCAGGTGTTTAACCTGTCTTTGGCGCACAAGCTGAAGAACTTCGACGCGCTGATTGCAAATGCCGGAAAGGCCGCTGTAACTCAATATATCGAGCAGGCGTCTAAAAGTTCGCTGCAAAGAATCTCCGAGCAGAAGGATGCTGTCAGTACGAAAAGCATTAGTTCAATGGACGACAAGGCTTTAACCGAATCATACGTGAGCGCACGTGATGCCGAACAGGAAACCGCGATCGAGAAGGAAATGGAAAAGCGGGGTTTGTTATAATCGTTCCCTGAATATGTTTATATTCGGAGGGTAATAAAAATGGCTGTAACAGCATTTGCAACCGGCGACACGCTGACCGAAAAAGCGTGGAGCAAAAAGGTAATAAAACTCGGTATGGACCGTTCATATTTTGAACAGAACGGCTATGTCGGGGAAGACAAAAACAACATCATCATTCGATATACCGAGCTGGACAAACGCAAGGGGGACGTGATTTATCTCCCGGCATCCGGGGAACTCACCGGGGGCGGCGTATCCGGCGATTCGATTATGGAGGACAACGAGGAAGCGCTCCCGACTTATGACGAGAGTGTGACCATAGACCAGATCCGTAACGCGGTTCGTATTGAGGGCGCAATGACCGAGCAGCGCACATCAATCGAGTTGCGGCGTATCGCACGGGACGCGCTGGCCGATTGGCTGGCTAACAAAATCACCGAAGATACGTTTAGCGCGTTAAACGGGTCTCCTACTCGCGCATTATTCGGTGGGGACGCGACCACCAAGGCCACCATTGAGGCCGGTGACTACATGACCACCACGCTTTTAAGCAAGGCTTCCACGATTGCCGAAAAGAACACCCCGGAACTCAAACCGGTCACAAAGGGCGGTGCCCAGGTGTTCGTGTGTGTGTGCGCACCGGATTCAGCGTATGACCTTAAAGTGTCAGACTCCGTGTGGGGTCAGGCGCAACGTGAGGCCATGCCGCGCGGTTCAACCAATAATCTGTTCAAAAACGCCTACGGCATGTGGGACGGTGTGGTGATTCAGAAACATAAATATATCACCGTATCATCCGTGTTTGGAGCCAGCGCCAACCTGACCGGGTCTGAAAATCTATTCTTAGGCCGTGGTTCCGGTGCATGGGCTTTTGCCAAAAACAAGTTCTGGAAAGAAAAAACTTTTGACTACGCGAACTCCCCAGGGGTATGTATCGGAGCGATTTATGGCGTTATCAAACTGGTTTTCAATTCCGAGGACAACGGTGTGATTTCTATTGTCACGTATCGCACCAATAACGCTGAAGCTACTTACGCATAAACAGCGTGAAGGAGATACTAACCCATGACTGAAGAAAAAATAGATGATATGGTAGAGACCAAGGCGCCGGGTGTACTGTCCATTGACGATGTTGCTGACCAGTACGATCCGAACACCACTGTGCAGATGGAACGGGCGGCTCAAAACCCGTTTGCTGGTTATCCGATCAAGATAATCGAAGCACGTTATTATCCGCGAGACCCCCAACTGGACGCAATGAGCCTGAACGATTTGTTGCAATATTGCACCAGAAACGAGTTATTTCATCGTGAATGGATTGTTCAGAGGGGTTTATTGCCTAACAGCAAGGATCAACATGAGCGGGTAATCGGTATTAAAACCGACTGGAAGAAGGAGAAAATCCTACAGTATATTGACCGGAGGCAGACGCACAGGTTTCCCAGTCATCATCTTGTATTTTGTAATTTGCCACCCACAAAACCGGGATTACCCAGAATATTCCCTGTTAAGAGCTGGATCACAAGGCGTTTTCGTAGTGTTTGGTTTGACTTGGCCTGGCCGTTGCCTACCCCGGAAGATCCATATCGGATAGGCGACCCGTTTAAATGTGCAATCGTGGATGATGATTCCATGAGGGCGCAGATGTTTTTCATGCGGGAACCACGCACGGGCAAGGTTGTTATGCGCACCATGACAAAAGGTGTGCCCACGTATCATTTGCTGGCAGGTGACGGGCCGATATCGTTACCGATTCTAAGGCGTATATTTACAAACGGCACTAAGGGCAGCGCGGACTTACAGCTTTGGGGAAAAGAATTCGGGGGAATACCGGATTTAGATTAAATTAGAGGTGATAATGGCCTCATACGCAAATATAAATCCCACCGGGATGAAAGAAGACGATATTATACAGTTATTGTATGAAATCGGGTATCAGGTGCAAAATAACGTAAACGGCGAGGAAGCGGCCGCAACGGACTTCACAATTACTGTTGTCAACCGCGCACTCAGCATGGTTGGGGCAGGTGATTACGTTAAGGTGCTTCGCCCGAACGGGTTTAACTGGGCGTATGCCGTGCAATACCTGTATGAAATCGTGAAATACATGGTCGCAAGCGTTACCAATGCGACCGAGGCGGACTGGAACGGGCAAATCGCCAACCTATATCTTACCATGACCGGGGGCACCACTACCCGTAATTGGTTCATGTACCCGAACGGTGTGGCGCAGGGCGAGTTTTGTAACACTCTGTACCAAATTGTAGAGTGCATGATAGACGATGTGACAGGTCCGGACAAAACCAGCTTCACCCTGGACGTAATGGACAAATCCGGCAACATAGCTGGTGTATCCGGCTAACTAACTTTTTTTTCGGAGGTTTGAAAAAATGTTTAAGAAACTTTTAACTTTTATCGCTGTAATCGCAATCGTGTTCGTGCTTGTTATGCCTGCGCCTGCCGATGCAGCTTTGCGGCATTATAAACTTTACGTCTATAAGGCCATTACGACTCAAGCCTTGTTCGATGTGAACCGGGCAACCCGCTTAACCGATGACGTGTATTACAGTGTGTATCGGTACCATGCGACAACCCCGAGCGCAACTCGCGAAACCCTGTATTCCGATAAGGCGGGTACGGCCTTGGCCAGTAACCCGTGGGTGTTGGAAAGCGTGTTTGACGATACCGGCACAATTGATTTTTACTGTGACCCAAACGAGACTAGCGACAAAACAGTTAAGATACTCGTCATTGACGCAGCGAACGGCAAATCAACATGGGCGGACGTGGCTTTTGACAAGGATCACACTGTTATAATCGATGAGCGTCCCGGCGTGACACACCTGCTGACATTACCATTGTCAAGTACTTGCGTGTCAGGAACTTCGTGGGGCGGTGCGGCTAATAATAGTGATGCTGTAGATACCGGGATTGATTTCCCTCTGCAAACGGCTATTTTTGACGCATTTGTGAACGTAACCACAGCATCGGCTTCTGCGAGCACACTAGATTCCGGGTACTTAGCTTCAAGCACGGCATTTATATCAGGGCAAGAGACTTTTACTGTTGGTCTACAGCATGACACTGTGTTTGATACCGCGTTTCAGTTCATTACAACGGACAGCACGTATCAAAGTATTTATTACACATGGTCAACGGACAGTGTGGACGGCTGGTTGAATTTCATTCACACTAATTATTAACCAATTATATGCGTTTAGCTTGGGCCATATTTCCCATTTCGCTCACCCTGATCTATGCGGGTATGCAGCGAAATGGGAATACGGCAATACTTCTGGTGACGGCAAGCGTCGTTTTAGCCTATTACCTGAAGGATCATTGGGTGAGAGCATGGTTTTTGTGGCAGATAGTTTTAGCTGTTTTGATGTACTCGATTCTAATTGCGTTTCCGTGTCAATACACCATGAGACTGCACATGAACGCAATGGATTTCATGGTGAAACTATCCGCCGGCATTATAATATTCATAGCTGCCACAGAAATATGTATCTCTAAGCACAGGTATATTTTTAATGTGTTTTGTATCTTCGTATTGTTTGAATGTCTGGTTTTTATGTTTCAGCAATACAACCTTGACATCGAGCAGATAAGCGCAACGGTAATCGGTGCTACAATGAGAGACATCCCTCGGGCGGGCACATTGGGCAACAAGAATTTCTTTGCTGCAATTCTGGCAATTACCATGCCAATGTTTTTCAGAAAGAAGTGGTGCTGGTTTCTACCGATAATTATTCTGGTGTTGTTTCTTCAGCAAACCACCGGGGGGATCGTTGCTGCGACAGTGGCGATTGCGTATTTTCTGCTGAAATCTAAACAATTCAGGATAGAAACAAAGGCTTTGATATTTGCTTCTCTGGCGTTTGGTTTTGTCGTATTCGTGCAGTTTTTCGACACGATTGCCCTGGATGATTTCAGGCGTTACACATGGTGGGATATATTGCGCAGTATGCCTCAATGGATTTACCTTGGAAACGGACCCGGATCGTATCCTATCTGGGGTGGTGCTGAGCATGTCCATAACGATTATTTTGAAGCGTTTTTTGAGGGTGGTATAGTTTCAATGGTAATTATCACCGGATATTTAATCTCTATTCTTTACAATGCCTACCACCAGAAATCTCAGGTGGGCATTATCCTCTCCGCATGTGTTCTTGCCTTGTGCGCGAATGCACTTGTCAATTACCCGCTACACTTAGCTCCGAGCGGTTTCATAGCCGCTTTTTTATTAGGGATGGCTTACAGATGGCGGACTACCTTACGTATGCTAACATAAAATCACAGGTTCAGGCGTTAATTGACGACAGTGACACAGCAATTGCCAGTATAATCGACAGTGTCATAAATAACGTCTATTTGGGCGATATCATAGGCGAGTTTCGTAAAGGGCGCTCCGTACCCCCCTGGATGGTGGCTTATGATGCTTCATTGGACACCACAGCGGCTACGCGCACAACCCTTGTTAATACACTTGGTGTGAATATCGAACGCATAATATCTGTGTCTGTGGATAATCAGCCCTGCCTGCCTATCACGCCTGAAGAACTCGAATTGCATACCAAAGCTGGATTTGGCAACCCGAGTCCGTCATTTTGGTGGGATACGGGCAGCACAATGCGCCCTACCAGGTATCGGCATAGAAAGCAGTACACTCTTGCAACAGGCGGAGAAACCGACACTTTTGAATGGTTTCCGATACCTGACACGGCTTATGACATCCGGTATTGGTACGAGAAACGCGTATCCGTATTATCAGGCACTACCGTACCGGACTTACCGACGTGGGCGCACCGTACCATCATATATGGCACTTTAATTCAGCTTGCCATGTTCGATGTGAAAGTGAAGGCAGGTCCGTGGGCAGTCCTGTACGAGCAGGGTCTTGAACAGTTACGGGGATATTCCAATAATTTTGTCTTAGGCGGGCATGTGGAGCCTTTCGGGATATGAGACGACCGAACCAAAGAGCAAGGCAGAAAATGTACGCACTGGCTGGTGTTGACGCCATGCGTCCTCAGTTTGTCGGCCCGAACACTTTCATCGGGGGCCGGAATGTGGATTGGGCGGAGGATATGGCAAGCGGCAAGAAGGAAGGGGGCGTACTACCATCACAGTGCATCATACTGGAAAACTTCGATATCGACTCACAAGGCATACTGACCGGGCGCAAGGGTACTACGAAGATGAACTCTACCGCTGTCAATTCAGGTGCGCAGATTCATTCCATATATCGGTATCGACAGGCATCCACAACCACGAATTATTTCATCGTTCAGTGTGGCACCAAAGTCTACACGATGGTATTGGCAACCGGGGCGGTTACTGAGATAGCTACCGGGCTGGCCCAGGTACCTCTTAAATGGGTTACATGGAACGATAAGGCATATGGTGCGAACGGCACGGGTATTTACAAATATTGCCCGACAGACGGCACGCCCTGGCAGCAAGTGCAGAGTATAGACGCTCAAACCCCTGATGCAAACGATATTACGGTATTTCAGGACGTAATGTTTGCCGCGCAAAACGGCACTTCTTTCCCTTCCAGGGTTTTCTGGTCTGACGAGTTTGATGGTGAGGCGTGGGATGATACCACGAATTTCAGGCGGGTGCGCGAGCGGGACGGGCAGGAAATCATGTCTCTCGAAGCGCTTGGAGGCCGTGTGTTATGCCTGAAGGACAAATCCGCATGGTTCCTGTATGGCTCGTCTATATACAGTTTTGCGGAAGAGCTCATCAGTGATGAGATAGGTCAGATAGGACGCATGGCGTCTGCAGGGCATGAGGGCAAAAAGTTTTTCCAGAGCAATCGCGGCATCGAGTATTTCGACCCAAGCACGCCGAAGCAGTTCAATAATATCGCACGGGGCACGTGCCAGAAGGAAATCATGGCATATTCCCGCTCGGTACGCAATAACGCCGTAATGTGCTACTGGCCGCTGTATAACCGCTTATTGGTGTCATATCCGGGCGCCACCATCCCGACCGTGTACGTGTTTTTCCTGAACCATCCTCAGATGGAAGAGGACGGTAATATATGGTTCCCGCACACGATCTATACCGGCATAACCGTAACGGCTATGTGTGTCACATCCGCATCCGGGGACGCGCAGGAGCTATACTGGGCCACAGACGGCGGGTTCGTGTATAAATACGACCAGAACTATCAGGATGCCGGCGTTAATATCACCGGGTCTATGAAATGGGGCTTTACCGATTGCATGTCGCCTACATTGGTTAAGAACTTTTCGCGGTGCTACGTGCCTGCTCGAATTACCGGCACTATGAATATCACCCTGGACGTGGATTTCTCCGCCACCACGCAGCAGAAAACCACTACGACCTATTTGCCGACAGGTACGGGCGTGTTCGGTACGGGTGTGTTTGGAACTGCGGTTTTTGGCGGGGCGTATGTACTTAATCGGAGCGTCCGATACACCAGGATGAATGGTATAAAAGCGGCTATTCTTATTCAGGTGTCCTATGGTGATAGAGTTGAGATACACCCATTCCGCTTGGAATATTACCCAAAAGAACGAGTGAGGTTTCCATGAGAAAACGAGATACGATTTCCATAATTCTAACAGTATTTATCGGCGTGATAATTACGAGTCTTATCAGTTACGGCGCTTTGACCAAGACGCATACATTTACGACCGGGCAGGTTATATCCGCAAGCCAGATGAATACGAACTTTGACGACTTGTTTAACGCTATCGGCACGCAGGAGTTCACCGAGGATAACGCCTTAACAGATGATGAGACCGTGACGAGTTCCCTGGACGCTGTTGACCAGGCCATAGGCGACCAGACATTTACGAATCAATATTATGTTACCGATGCCGATGACCTTTCCGATTGTGTTCAGAACCTCGACAACCAGATAAAAACCGTTGACGGAAATGTCTATACCGCGACCACTGACCAGTTGATAAATAAGCGTATAACACGGGCGAAGTTTGGGTGGAGCGATATAACTCGCGTATCAATTGATGCAGCAGCTTATTTTGTCAATATCACCACCGATCGTATAGCATTCTGGGACTCTCAACTTGTGTTCATATTCGGCCCGACTGGAAGCAATGCTTCGAGTTCGGCATTAACTGCCGCTGCGTGGCAATACCTCTATCTGGACGGTTCCAGTATTGAAGCCCTAAAGGTTGGCAACCCGCTAACCGCTGCCAACTTTATCAACTCCACAGTTGCGCCTGCAAAATTAACTACATCACCCGATGGATGGTATTGTGACGCTTCTACAAAGACAAGCGGGGCATTCGAAACTTACGATAGATGTATAATGGCGGTTACAACCGACGCATCAAGTAACATAATCGGATTCTATCACGATGCTGATAAAATGACTTATGCGAGTGGGTTAAGCACTAAAGTTGCAACTGAGGATGGTTATGTCGGTTTGTCTACTGCGCCGCGTTTGGTGACATTTATAGCCCCTGTGTTCGTTAATTTAGTTGATGCGACATTCACATTCAGAAAAACGCTTAATGATGTAGATACATTTTATTATTATACTACCGATCCTCAAATAAATTCAGTCGGTCATATATTGGGTCATTCTTTTTTACAAGTACACCCGAATGTTAATCAGCTCACAGTTGTATGTGATAGTTCTCAAAAGATAAATGTTAGTGCCAGTGTAAGCACACCTTACACTCGCATAGGTGTATCAACCGACGGGTGGCGGTTTCCGTTAGGAATGTAAATGGCAAAGAACCAGTTAATAAAAAAGACCAGCCGAATACAGGATGCTGAGATCGAGCGCCAGTTTGATAACATCATAGACGCTATGACCCTGTTCCCGTTTATCGGCATGTTCAGCACGGACCCAACAACAACCGGGTGGGGTATAGCCAACATTTGTTGGTGGGTAAATACCGGCACATCAACGGCGATTCGTATCAAGTATTGGAACGGTGCTGCCGTTAAAACAGTTTCGGAGGATTAAAAAATGGTGCTTCAGGCTTTATTAGCAGCATTACCAGCGGCAGCATCGGTAGCGGGCGGCGCAATGTCTATGTTTGGTGGCAAGAAAGGGGGAAGCCAGAGCGCTTATGGACCTATTAGCAGGGACACATTGGCTGAGTATTTTCAGAAAGCCGTTCGATCCGCTGACGAACACGACCCAAAAGGCGTTGCGGACATGCCCGAATGGGATTGGGAACGCCTGACCGGCGGAGACTATAACCGGCTCGAGGAACAATTATATCAAGGTCCGGCAAACCGAATTATCCAGGAGAGGGAAATTGCGCGAGCAAAGTTCCGGGACAACCTGCGCAAATTAGGTATCGCCGACGAACCGGCGGGCATGGCGCTTGAAACTCAGAACATAACCGACCCGTATGGCCGACAATTGACTGATGCTGCCAGTCAAGCAGCAACTACGCGATATGGGCTTCAGAGTCAGGAATTAGAAAAAATGAACCCTGCCAAGATGGAATACGGATGGAATAAATACGCTGCTCCGCGTGATTTCTGGCTAAACAAGATGAAAATGTTTTATGCCGGTATGAGCCAGCAAGGTTCAAGCTCAACAGCGGGCACACCACCTGACTACGCAGAGCTAGGCAAGCAATTAGGGCTTGGCCTAAACACTGGTATTAAAGCTCTGGGGTCTGGAAGCTCTGGAATTAAGTACACATAAGGAGATTAACGTGGACGAATACGAACGATACGCAGAGAGGATAGAGAACGAATTTCAGGGTAGAAAGCCACTTCCTCCTATTCTGAAGCAAATCTTGATGGATGCGCTTTTGAAATCCTCCGCTGGTCAGAACGTGCAGATACCAAATCCGTATAAGGAATTATACGGTGAAGGTCCACCGCGTCCGTTGTCTCCTGAAGAGCAGGCTTCGGAACCGAGTCGATTACCTCCGATAGCCGATATGCTACGCCGCCAGAAGTTAGAAACTATGGTGCCGGATACAATGGGCGGATATGGGCAGATGATGGGGGGTCTGGAAGCTGCCCAGAAGGTAGTCCCGGATGTGATACAGGCCGGAGCGGGTACAAGTTTATTAAATAAAGGAGAAACCGAACCTTTCTACACAACACCGTTTAAACCGACAGAACCAAGGGAAATTAAACCGTGGCAAACCCCTGAAGGAAATATAGTTAATATTCCAAACAACGAGCCTCCGCCCCCTGGATCAGTACCGTATTCCAAACCAGGCACTCCACCTGTGCCACGCGCATTAAAATCATGGAAAACATCCCAAGGAAGCGTAATCCATCTTCCCAATAACGAGTTGCCGCCTCCCGGGTCAGTACCGTATGAATCTACAAAAATACCTACAACAAAAGAAGAGCGTTCAACCACTCAAAGAATAGCTGCTCTGCCTAAAATCAAGGAACTTGATCCAAATGATGCCTATGGACGTGGGTGGAAAATGAATGATGACGGAACAGTGTTCACGCAACTTGACACTGGTGCGCCTGTCAGGTTGCCCGATTTCGATCAGAAAATGGGTAAACGTGGCATGATACGGGCTGTTTTGGAGGCTGGTGAGCAGTTGGATGACGCTGGGAAAGTGTGGGATTTATTACAAGCCCCAGAAGTTGCTTCGACATTGCGCGCCGCTGCTGATGCCGGATTTTGGGATTTAGCATATGGAACATGGTCAAATAAAATAGGTGAATGGCTCCAAAGGAAAGGAATCGCCAAGAACTCGAAAACCACAGAAGCTATAATCCGAATGGGTCGGTTGGCTTCTGTTGATAGGAAATTGTTTTTAGGAACGGCAGTTAGCGTGTCTGAATTAAAATCAATTCAAACATGGATTCCGGCGCCAGGGGATAGTTATGATCTAATGGTTTCAAAAATTAAGGTTGCAGTTGCAGAAGGTAAGGAGGTTTTCAATCGTTTTCTTGACACTTACAAAGATACTGCGAATATGTCCCCGTTTTATAAAGCATTTGGTATATCAAGATTTGAAAGCGGTGGTGATTTAAAAAACCTGTCAAATGAAGAACTTTTGAAAAGATTGGGTAAATAATGCCGACACAGATAGAATTAATGGCGGAAGCAAATCGCAGGGGTATTTTGCCAGAAGATAAAAAACCGTTATTTGACGAAGCTGTTAAACGCGGTTTGATAGACCATTCGGGTAAACTAAACTTACAGGCTCCTGAAGGCGAGATGAGCTTCAAACAGGACTTTCCGGTTTCCCGTGCTGTATCCCGATTTACAAGACCGCTATTAGAAATAGGTGGTTTAATTGGTGGTGGTATGGCAGGTGCGCCTGCTGCGCCTCAAACCCTCGGTATTAGTTCGGTTGCAGGGGCCGGGTTAGGGTATGCAGGAGGGGCCGCAATCGCTGATGAACTGGACGCTTTTCTTAAACTTACCGAACGCAAGGATTGGGAACAGCAATATGCTAAAGGGGCTGGAGATATCGCAAAGGGCGCAATGTACGAAATGGGCGGGCAGTTAGTAGGTAGCGCACTTACATACGGTGGAAAGAAGTTGGGCGATTTTTTTGGCTGGCTCAAAAGCAAGTTTCCAAGTATGAGTGACGCTGCGATTCTAAGCAGGGCACGTGAGGAATTAGAGGTTATACGTGCCGTTACGCCTGAGATGGAGAAAACGGCTAAAGATACAACAGGTATGTTAAAGCGCCTGGAAGTTAAAACGCCCCCAACATTCGCACAGCAAACCGGCAGTCGCAAGGCGGCGGCTTATGAACAGGCGGTAAGTGCGCAGGATAAAGAGGCACAGGCGGTCCTTTTTGCCCAGGATGCGCAGATAAGAAAAGAAGGACTTGGAACAGTCAACGAAATGCTCGAAACGGGAAAGACAGTTGATGACTTGGTTTCCGGTGTTGTGAAGCAAAAGCAGGCTATGGAAAACCAGGCGTTACAGGCTGCCAAAAGTGCTGATAAATTAACAACACCATTGTTTACCGTCCCGACACCACAAGCAACCGGAAAGGCTATTGAGGAAACGCTTCAGGCGACCAAGACTACCCAGAAAGGATTGATGGAAGCCGAATATGCTCAAATACCCGAAGGAATACAATTAAGCGGGGCACCATTAAAAACAAGTATTAGCGGCATCGCCAAGGATTATAAGTTGAAAGGTGGCGGACCCGATACATTGCCCACACCCATTATAAAACAAATCAACAAGGGTTTAAAAGATGGCGAGGGGAATGTAACATTCGATCAATTGCGTGATTGGCGGTCACAAATAGGCCAGGAAATAAGGGACAATATAACCGGAGCTAACCCGAACCTAAAACTTGTTCGTCGGTTAAAACAACTGGGAAATGGTGTTGATGACTCGATGGATCAGATGTATAAACTCGGGAAAGGTCAGGAAACGGTTATTGCTCAATACCGGCGGGCCTCTGATTTATATAGAGAGTATGTCAAGACATTCAGGAAGGGAACTGTAGGGGAGGTTCTGCAACCGGGAGATTTAAGCACGGGCGGCAAGGTAGCTTATTCCGAAATCCCTAACAGGTTTTTCCGCACCGGCAAGATGGATGTGGCAGATGATCTTATAAATGCCGTCGGGAAAGCAAACGCAGGCAAATTAATAGATGATTTCGCATCGTTTGATTTGGTAATAAAAGCCGGTAAAGACGGATTGATGAAAACTAAAATAGCCTCTGATTGGTTATTTAAAAATAAGACCGTGCTTGATAAATACGGGCTGTATGACAAGTATGCTAAAATCGTTAAATCAAACAAGATTTCCGATGATATTGCCGGAGAATTAACGGCATATACGAAATCCATTGCGACAAGGGTGCTTGAAGCCGATGTGGATAAAGTCATATTGAAAGTATTTTCGGGCGAAGGTGCTATTAACAGTGCAGCAACCATGCGTGATTTGTTGAGTCTGTCGGGAGTAAGGGGAAACCCGGCAGCTATACGAGGGCTGAAAAGCTCGTTTAAAGATTTTCTTTTAAAACAAGCTGAAGTAGATAAAGTTGACGCATTACAAAACCCTGTGCATAGCATACATACATTCGGTAAATTAATAAATAAATACCTACCCGCTATGCGGGTTCTTTATAAAGGAGAGATGGATAAAATAAAAGCCTTGCAAGACTATCATTCGCTTTTAAGAATGTTGAGTAGAAACAAGAACGTTACCTATGCAGGCGGTTCCCCGACAGTAGAAAAAGCCACCGGGACAGCTCAAAAAGTCAGATCGGAAATTCTGGAACGATTTGCGCAACTTGGTGCAATTAGGCTTGGCAAGGGTTGGATTTACAGCGCATCCCGAAATCTCGCAAGGTCTTTACTGAGTGCGCCTGAGAAATTCACCCGGGAACAAATAGATATTCTACTCAAAGAAGCCATATTCAACCCGGATGTGGCTAAAACCGTTATGGAAGCTACAAAACCTTTAACTGGCAAAATGAGTTTGAAAGTTTTTTATAAGAGGCCGGAGGCGGGAGGAAAAGCAGTTGATTATCTCCCCCCTGCTATGAGGTTAAACAAAAAAACCGGCGAGATAGAGGAGTTGGGCCGTAGCATGAAATATCATTTGCTCACAATGGGGGCATATAGCACCGCAGAAATGTTAGAGGAAGACTAATATATAACCGGAGGTAAACCATGAAGAAAACCATCGCAATTTTCACCTTGATACTCTTACTCGTAACAATGTCCTGGGCGGGGGATGTACGGCAGTCGGCGCAGTTCGGCAAGGATATGTGTGTGGCGACCGGGGACGGCTTGTTCCACGGCATCATCGTTATGACGGACGGGACGTATTATGCATCTGTAGATATTTACGATAATACGGCTACCAGTGGTGCAAAGTTGATCCCGACATGGGATATATCGACAAACAGCACTGACCGGAGCAGGACTTTAAGTATTAATCCGCCTGCCAGATATTATAAGGGCGTGTATGTTGATATCACCACGTCTGGAACCATTAAGTATATGGTTTATAAAGAAGATAGATAAGGAGGCCCGTAATGAAGAAACTATTTTTGTTGATATTATGTTTGATTATCGCGTCTCCTGTTTGTGCCGGGCCTTCAATTAGTGGCGGCGGGTCGTTTTATGGTGGACAACTTGGACTTGACACTTACATGAGCAACGCTGCTGGCCCAACATTGCTGAATGAAGCAGCCACGGCGACCAATCCGACATTGGTGCCTAATAAGGCAGATGGGGATTCGGGACCTGCCTGGGCATCAGCCGACATGCCCAATGTAGTTGCCGGTGCCAAAGAGGCCCAACGATGGGTCGAATTTAACGACGGCGCTTCCAAAATTGCCAACTTCCTGGGGTTGACCCAAGAGGACTCGGTGACGGATGGTGAAACAAACGGCACGACCTTATTGCAATCAGACGGAGCGGCGGGGGACAACTTCGTCACGACCTGCACCGTGGGCGATTGGGTGCTTATCTATGGCGGAACTACCGCTGCGGATTACGGGGTCTATCAAATTGTCACAATTATAGATGATGATAATTTGGTATTGGATACTGCTCTAACTGGAACCAACTCCGATGTGGATTTCTATGTTCTTTCGCCTGATACATCAACGGTATATGCTCCTGATTTGAATGTTAATGGCAACGTCGGCATCGGAACGACGAGTCCAAGTTATCCTTTAGAAATTCTTACTCCAGCTTCAGGTCATCAAGCCATGTACGTATCTAACACTGTCCCTACTACTGGTGACAATTTAGAGTATAGTTTAATTTCAGCGTCTCCTTCGACAAAAAGTACCGGTGGTCAAAAATGGAATGTATTTTCTGCAGGAGGGCCAGTTTTAGATAATGGAATAGCAGAATTTACAAGTTTTAACGCAGCGCCATCTCCAACAGGAGCTTATAATATAGCAAGTTGGATTGGCTTAAATACACAACCACTCTTGCTTAATGGTAGAACCTATACCAGCGCTTACGGAGTTAAAGCTGACACGCCTCACATGGTTGGTGGAACGGGGACAATAACTACATACTACGGATTATTTATAGGCGATCCTGCTGACAATGCTGGTCCCGTTACCATAACAAACCCCTGGGGTGTTTATGTAGATGGAACGTTGAATTCTTATTTTGGTGGCAATTTAGATGTGAGTGGTGAAATCAATAGCCGAGCTTATTATTGGGTTGACGAGTTTGATCAGGGCAACGCCACAGACCAAGTTGATGCGGTGGGGGCGAATGCAGCCTTCTGGACTGTAGGCGGCCTCAACGAAAACGCAATGGCGGATTTTGCTAACGGTGTTGGTGGAACGCTCACGCTGACCACAGCGGGCGGTGCCGACAATGACAGCACCTCTATTATTAGTGAACCGATATTTGCCACAGATAGCAATCCAGTCGTCGAGTTCAGATTCAAGATCGACAACATAGTGGATGCGATTGCGATGGTGGGACTTACCACGGCGGCGGCGCAAGAAATGTCGGGTACGCCATGCACCGATTGTATTATGGTAGGGTTACAAGAGGAAAATGGGGTCTCAGCCGATGCTGTCATAATTGGAACGAACGATAGCGATTCCGCTGGAATGACCTACCAGGACACCCTGATTAACGTGGTCAATGATACCTGGGTTAAAGTCAAATTCGACATAACCGACACGGAGCAGCCGAGGGTTTGGGTCAACGACACAGAGATTGCAGCGGGACAAATTACCGGCACGGTAAAGGCAACTCAAACGCTCATGATCTACGCTCATGTGCAGGCTTTGATAGGAACCCCAATCACGCGAGTAATGACTATTGATTATATAAAAGTGTGGAGTGACAGAGGATAATTTAAAATATAAGGAGATTTAAAATGAAACGGCTATCTACAAATCAAGAAATGAAGGGTTTTAAATGAGTAGAATTATCACGATATTCATGGCGATATTACTCACGTCATGCGTCACGATCGGCCCAAATGTCAAAGCTGACTGTAAATCAAAGGCAATTTACACCGCAGCAGCGTTTCATGATGCCGGTTATCCGGTCCGGCTTGCCAGGGGTTTGACACAAGGTGGAGAGGGGCACATTGAAACACAGGCTCGCATCCGGGGTTTTTGGCGCTGGATTGATTTCAACCTCGGTTGGTCGGACACGGGGCCAAAAGACTTTAAAATACTTTATTATTACACATTACAAGAAGCATTTGACCTTTTTTATGGAAACCGAACCAAAAATTGACCCTAACACAGGCATTTGTCCGGCGGGGGGGTTCCACAAATCCGAATGGATTGAATCGGATAGCGGGGATATTCGCATCAAAGTATGTGGCAAATGCGCCACGATATTTGAATGGCATCAGGATAAAAGTAGAAATTGCTAAGCGAAAGTTCGAGTATCCTTGGTTTCTGGGCGGTGGGCATGGCAGGATAGCGGGTAAAGACAATCATGCTGCTAACTTCTCAGTCTAAGGTTATTGAAGTTGACTTTGACGAAAGGCGGAAGGTGCCCATGAATATAATAAATGGAAATTGCGGAGGCAGTCACGTTATCCCCCCAGAACCTTGTGATTGGGCTGATTGGGGGCAAGATACGTGTTTGCGATGCATAAATGGGGAATGTA